GCTCTTCTTCAGATTTTAAAATACGCCCAGTCGGCGTAATACCTACTATGTTAGTCATAAGAAACTCTTTTTAGTTTAGTATATCCAACACTCGCTTCGCAATATTCATCAACAACCCACTCTGGATGATCTTTTATATAATCTAATGCAGCCATATGTAATTGCCTGTCAATTTTATACGGAGATTTACTGTTAGCTCTTTGTTGATAAGTATCATGTATAAAAATATATTTATCTGTTGTTGGAGCATGTAATGACAACTCTCTAGATACATATTCGTATGTATGAATAGCGTCCAAAAACGTAATATCTACTCGATTCAAATTCATTACATCATCAGACGCGCCCGGCCACGTTCTATTTTTCCATTGTGTTGTTCCAGGTACAGATGAAGATTCGTGCATTTCTAGTTTTAAATCTTTATTATATTTCTTAAACAAATGAGCAATGTCTTTAAATAGACGTAATGAAACATCTATTACTTGTATATAAGATACACCAGACAAAGCTGCAGCTGCGACAGATCCACCCTGTTGAACGCCGCATTCTCTATAAGAATTGCATTCTTTAGCGGTTGCAGCAATTGCATCATAGTAAATAGAATATTTAACACCGTCAATAGTATGAGCATCATCATATAATTTAATTATGGATGAATAAAATTCTTCTAGTGTTGAGCAGTTTGATAAATCTTTTTTAATCATCTTCGACCTATAATTAAATGACCACATTTGCCTTTTTCATATTCTTCAATAATTTTCCATGTATCTGGCTCTACATTATCAATATATTCAACGACACATCTATACAATTCTCTATTATTCTGATTAATATCATGAAATGCTATAAATTTATTTACAGAAGGTGCATGTAACTTTAACTCAGACATGAGATGATTATATGTATGTTTACTATCTATATGAAGCATATCACAATTTGAAACTGTTTTTTTATCTAATGAACTACATTCGATCATTTTAATCGACTTATTTTTGCGTTCACTATAATCATTAACAAAAGCTTCCATCGTTTTATAATATGTACTAAGATTAATGTCAATCCCAACCGCACTAGTAACATTCTTTTGCATAAACATAGCGATAAGAGATGAACCCTGGAATACACCAATTTCTTTTATGACGCGCGATTGTTTAGCGTACTTAATGAGAGCATCTAGTCGAATTCTAGCATGCTGTTGATCTTTATTATATGATCTTAAAATTTCATATTGATGATCATATACTTCTTCTAGTGTTGAGCAGTTTGAATAATCGGTAGATTTCATTTTTTTTCCTATTTTGCGTAAATATGATCTTTACCAAAAGATCTAATTTTATTATAACCAAGAGATTCGAATAGTTCATTTGTTTTTTCAGGTGGAAATTCAGGGTGTTTATATCTATCTAAATATTCAATCATCACGATTGGATTATTATTCAATAACGTTTCTTTCGCACCGTCAATTACAAAATATTCATAGCTTTCAACATCAATTTTAATAAATCCAACGTTTGATAAATTAAACGAATCTAATGTTTCAATTTTAATAGTTTGTGTTGGCGCAGTATCTTGCCACTTTCTTTTTTGATGTTTAACTATTGAAGATCCACCAGTATTTCTATCTAAAAGAAATATTTCTTCTTCTTTAGCAACATTACCAAGACCAACTTTATTGATGTTAACACTGGGTAAGTCTTTTGTGTTGTACTCTAGATAGTCCCAAAATACGGGCTCAAAGCTTTGAATTTCATTAAAATCGTTAGACATTAGACGCGTCATAGTGCCGACGTGTGCTCCAATGTCAATTGCTACATCAAACGTGTCGGCTCGTTTTTTCAATTCACCAATTGAAAATTTATATGCTTGTTTGTTTGGTATTTGAGTGGGGTCTTCTTTACAACCTTCTGGTATTTTAAATTTATACATTCCAATAATTCCTTTGTGCTCCAGTTTCAAATTCAAATCCCCAATAGTCTATATCATCTTTATACCAATCACCAATTATATTTTTGGTTTCATCAGTATAATATTCCATATAAGTCTTTCCCTGAAGAATTTTTCCTTTTTCAGTAAAATCGTTTGTTACATTTCTAGCTTTAATAATCTCATTTGAATTTAGTCCAAAATATTTTTGTATATCTTCTTGATAATTCTCAAATCTTAATATGTCGCATGCAACTTGACCGTTTTCTTCTATTACATGACCATATTGACTGTACCAACCTTTAATTGCTCTATACCAAAGATATTCTACATTGCCCCATTTGTGACGTTCTTCTAAGAAATTTTCAAATGATGATATATCAGCATAATCAGATCCCCAGGTTTTTTCAATTTCAATTAATTTCTTTGCAAACAAAAATCTACTTACCGTCCTAGACCATGGATTTCTGACAATTGCAAATACTTTTTTATTTTTTAAACTTTCTTTTTTAATATCAATTAATCTACTATGTGCACAGCTACTTGCTTCGTTTATACTTTTAAGGTAATTTATCGCCTTTTGTCTTTCTTTTGGGTACCTTTGATTTTCTTCTGAAGCATATTCAATTGACGTAATATATGGAGACCTTCTTATTGATGTTCCACCATTTTTGGGTATGTGTATATAAAAATATTTTTTCATTTGACAATGTCTTTAAGCATAGATAAATCTTCACCCTTGTTTGGTAAATGATCCTTAAGGAAGAAATGAATAAAATTGGCATTACTCATATCATCTGTACCGCGGTACATAGCATTCCACTTCCAATCAAGAGCCTTTACATTGGCCTTTTCTCTTCTAAGCCAATAATTCAAAAGCACCTGGTCAGTTGAATACCGCCAATAGTTTATACCATCTACTAGGTCCTTAAACTCTGGGCGCCTAATTAGTTCTTTTGGTGTTTGTCCATGCATATATTCTCTGAGAGACTTATTCATTACCATAAGACCCATGTTCATGAAACCCGCAATACCGTCTTGCCAATCCCAATCTACATCATCCAATGGGTCAAACATATCTCTAGAATAGCCCTGGATCTTTCTACGGTGCCCATCTGTTAATGGTAGATCTCGTTCATATACACCCCCAAAATCAAACTCAGCTGGTAATTCCTCAAAAATATCTGGAGCATCTGGCTTGATATAGATATCAGAATCAATTACTGCTACCTGATCATAGAATTGAAGATAGTCTAGAGCATTTTCTTTTTCAAAAATGACCATATAACCACCAGCTTCTTTGATCAAGCCGTTCATATTCCGGTTAGTTCTAGATGTATCTGGTCCAATCTTGAGAATAGGCTCGGTTTGCATATAATAGTCTATATCATGTTTCTTACAATAATTTTGAACACTCTCATTGCAGAAATCATATAATACACTTTTCCCTCTAATAGGGATATTTACTTGATAGATTAATTTTCTCATTATTAAGCCCACTTATCTCTTTGATTTTTATGTTCTATTGAATTTACAGTATTTTGTATGCTATCATAATATTCACTATCTGTAAATTCATAACCAAAAGTCTCTATGATAGCCCTATCTTTTTCTCTTATTAAGTTAGCCAATTCATCCGTATAGTAATGTGTGTATTTATTTCCCTTAAGATTATGACCCAATTTTATATATTTAGGTTGTCCTGACCACTTATTTCCTTCTCTTGGTATTAAACCCATATGTCTATTATTTTCTCTGAGTTTTGGTATATTATCTTTCCAATTTTCAACCAAATCAAATTTATCTGAATGTTGTTCAATAAGATTAGCCATCTCATCACCAAGATTTTTCTTACCTATAAATTTAATTTCATCCCTCTCAAACCAATCTTTAATTTGATCTTGGCTTGGATTACCATCCATGAATTTTTTATCAACGGATTCAATCAATATTTTTGTAAATTGACCTGCTGACCCAGCTATATAAGATTTAAATCCACTAATTGAAGCATCATTTTTTTTGTTTTCAAAAATATACTTAGAAACATAATAGTACCATGGATTTCTAATAGTAACAAACACTAATTTATCATCATATTCTTTATTAGTATATTGAATAGTTCCATGTCTAGATGTCGGATTTGAAGTTTTCTGACCACTACGATTAATCCAATCGTATTGATTACACATTAATTCAAAGCAATTGTTAACATATGATGAACCGGTTTTTGGAACATCTACATAATATGCGTTTTTGCTTACTATCATTTTTTATTCTTAACTTTAAGGTCTTCTTTTGAATCGTAATTATTTATAAATGACTTAAGCATAGGTCCATAATTATCAACGGCACCAGTTTGCCGCCAAATAGTAGATTCACGCACCCATCCCAGTGCAGCAATAGGGTCCATAATACCCATCTTAACACCATTCCTAGCTCTATTACTTAGGAAGTATGCATTATCTATATAGCCTATGTTTTTGGTTGTTTTGAGATATTCCAGCAGAGTTTCAGCTGTTTTCCATGTGATTGCATATGCATGAGCGCCGCCATGATATTTTCGGTCTTGAATAGCCTTGGGTTGTGTGCCGTCATGTTTGTAATTCTGTGGGTCTTTTACTTTATAGCCCAAATTAACAATCATATCATCTGGTATATCAAGTTCAACCTTTGTGAGCATAAGTGCATCATGTTCTAAGATAATGGCACAATCCTTTTCATCATAAATCTTTTGCCATAAAGCTATATGACCTGCAGTGGCACCACCCCCGCCTCGTTTAAGATTTAGAGAATGCTTTAATTCAACATTTCGATCTTTCAACCAGTTATTCATTGTCTCGGCTGAGACTTTATTCTCTGTATTATTCAAACCATCATAATATTCCCAATCATGACCTACTTTATCACAAGAATCTGCACATTGTTTTGCATATTCATTTGAAATATCATTATCAATTTTTAAGATATACACTTTGCTTGGTTGCATAACGAATCACCTTTTTATTTTTCCCACCCTTTTATAAATTCTGGCGAGAAGTTTGCCTTAGAAAACTCCATACGATCTACTAGTTTAACAGCACCATCTGATAAGTGATCAATGGCTACAAACCCTTCTTGACCGGTAACAGCAAAGCCATTCTTTGTTCGTAGGAATGTCTTAAGATGTCCTGCCTGATTCATTTTATTTATCAGGATAGACTTGGCATCCACCATAAGCAACATTAGCTCAAACAACTTAGTAATGTCGGCTTTACTATGACGATTGAAATAAGACATAACATCTTTTCGTTTATCAGCCCAGGCTTTCTTTGTCTTTTCTTGTTTTTTAGAGTCTATTTGCTTTTGATAATAGTTATAGATGTAATCCGTAAGTCCTTTTACATGAGTGTTAAGATTAACTGGTTTGCCCTCACGAATAAACGTATTATTATATGTCTTAAGCCTAATGAGCAATTCAGGATTCTTATGAATATCATCAAATGTAGAACCCGGAATCTTATTGAATAATTTACCTGCCCGTGACAAGATTGAGGTTACATGTTCTGTTTCGGCTTTAGTAAGCGTGGCTGTACCAGAAACATCCTTATATGTGGCATCATGATGCCAAACAGATGAAACATTCTTGAGTTTGTTTGAAATAGGTTTACCAAATGAAGCAGACATAGACTGAAAGTCTTTACCCTCATAAGAAGTATGCCACACAATACCAATCTTAGCCTTAGCTATTTGTCTACCTAATTTACTCTTAATTGGTACGGCATAAACAATTGTATTAGGGTGGAACGTAACATAAGACTCGCCGTCAATACTCTCTTTTTTGAGATCTTGGTGAGTAAACATGAGATCTCCCTGGTATACTACACCAGGTTTAATACCCAACTTAGAGAATTCATTTAGAGCCATAATGAGTTTGGTTGACAAATCACCCTTTGTATCGGCTTTGATTTCGGCTGCCGTCTTATAGATTTTAGGATTTTTGTTAAAGATACCCTTCTTAGCTACAAAGAACTTACCATCCCGTGGATCAACCCCGGCAAAAATAGCAGGTGCACCATCAAATTTAACTGAAGCACTCACGTGTTTACCTTCATGGCCTGCTAGCATGTTTCGGATATCACGTAAGAAATTAATAGACTTCCTAGCACCATTTACACCATGATTGAACAATTCGTCTTCAATGTGCTCCATATGAGTATTTTGCTGTTCGACTAGGTATGTATTAAATTTAAGCATTTATATCTCCGTGGCACCATTTCTATTTATGATCATTTTTTCTGGGTATATACCCACGCGCGCGCCCGTATACTTTATATTATCAGATGTAAAACTCCTACCAGATCTGTAAGTTGCACCTAATATAGCTTTATAGGATGGTTGCTTAAATTCTTTAGCATTTCCATTATGAACTAAATGATTAGTAAAATTCAATTCATATAAATTATCATCCCTATTTAACGCCTTTATAATAGCTTGGCCTTGGCCAATAATTGTTACATTA